TATTGTGCAAGATTTAGGATACTGTTCACCACCTTAAATAAAATAAAATGGATATAAGAAAAATATCAGTCGGAGCAGACTATAAATCGAGTGCAATGCACTATATTGTAAATCAAGAAATCTTAAATGCAAATTATATTATACATTTAATAAAATATGTATCTGAAAATGATTCAATAAAAATATGGATTGAAAACAAACAAGGAGAAATATTTCTCTGGAAAGAGTTTAATTCAAATATGCCAATATCAATCGAATATAATATAAATTTTGAATGAAATCACCTTTTTATTTCATTGTAAAACCAAGCAATGACAAAAGGTATGATAATACTAAAAAGATTGGAAATGTTAATTTTATAACAAGTACATCAAAAGAAGATCATACCGCATCAAATAGATACGCAATAGTTGTTGAAACACCAATAAACTATTCAGGCCCAATTAAAATAGGGGATACGCTTTTAGTTCATCATAATGTTTTTAAATATTATAATGATATGAAAGGAAAAGAGAGAAGTGGAAAAAGTTTTTTTAAAGATAATTTATTTTTTATTGATTACGATCAATTTTTTATGTTTAAAAGTAAAGACATTTGGTCATGCCACTCAAAATACTGCATGGTAAAACCTTTACCTAAAAAAACCAATTATCTTAAAACACATCAAGACGAAGAACCATTAATGGGCTTAGTTAAGTATACTAATGAAAACTTAATTAGTAAAGGCGTTAATAAAGGTGATAAAGTTTATTTTCAACCTGATAGCGAATATGAGTATAATTTAGATGGTGAAAAATTGTACAGAATGTTTACTGATAACATAACAATGGTTTTATGAATAATATAGAATTAAAATTAGAAATAATTAAGGCAGGAAAGAAAGCTGTAAAAGAGCTTATAAAAGTTGCTAATGAAGGTATATTAAAAAAAGACTTAGATGGACTAGCTCCTGATATTGCAGCAGATAGATTAAAGAATGCAGCAGCTTCTAAGAAGCTAGCTATATTTGACGCTTTTGAAATTTTATCTAAGATTGAAGAAGAAAATAGCATGATTAATACAGATAACTTAGAAACAAAAGCAGCGCTGTTTAAAGGCTTTGCAGAAGGTAGGTCAAAATAATGTATACACAAACTTTATATAAAATACTTGAAAATGTTGTGCCTGAAAAGGTGTTGAATTCTTACAATAAAAAGAAATCATGGAAGTATGGATATAATAAAGAATATGACATTGTTATTATTTCAAAAGACGGCGCAATTGGTGATGTATATGAAATACAAAAATTACGAATAGCCTTACCAAAAGTAAAAGATGTTCATAGTTTTAAAAATAATTATTGGGATAAATTAGAATATCCTAAAGAATTAAGTAAAATAAAGAATGTATTTGATTGGGATAAATACCCTGATACTTTTAAAGAAAAATGGTATGACTATATTGACAAAGAATTTGAAAGGCGTGAAAAAGGTTTTTGGTTTAATAACAAAAACGTTCCTACTTATATTACTGGCTCTCATTACATGTACTTGTGCTGGACCAAGATTGATGTTGGGCAGCCAAACTTTAGAGAATCAAATAGATTATTCTATATATTCTGGGAAGCTTGTAAGGCAGATGCAAGGTCATATGGGATGTGTTATCTTAAGAACAGACGATCAGGCTTTTCATTTATGTCCTCATCAGAACTCGTGCATTCAGCTACCACCTCACGTGACTCACGTTACGGAATATTGTCAAAAACTGGGTCAGATGCTAAGAAGATGTTTACCGACAAGGTCGTACCGATATCGCTCAACTATCCCTTCTTCTTCAAACCCATCCAAGACGGTATGGACAGGCCGAAGACGGAGCTTGCCTATAGAGTCCCTGCCTCAAAACTCACCAGAAAGAAACTTGATGCAAATCAAGCCGTTGAGGAACTCGAAGGTCTTGACACCACGATTGACTGGAAAAACACAGGGGACAACTCGTACGATGGAGAAAAATTAAAAATACTTGCTCACGATGAAAGTGGGAAATGGGAAAGACCTGACAACATACTGAATAATTGGAGGGTTACAAAAACTTGTTTAAGGTTGGGTTCTAGAATTATCGGAAAATGTATGATGGGAAGTACATCTAATTCATTAGAAAAAGGTGGAGGTAACTTTAAAAAATTATATACAGATTCCGATGTGGGAAAACGAAACAAGAATGGTCAAACTAAAAGTGGACTATATTCACTTTTCATCCCTATGGAATGGAATTATGAAGGATTTATAGATGTTTATGGGTATCCTGTGTTTGATGAGCCGAAAGAAGATTTAGAAGGGCCATTTGGAGACGTAATAGATGAGGGTGTTATCAATCATTGGAATAATGAAGTAGAAGGGTTAAAGTCGGATCCTGATGGATTAAATGAATACTATAGGCAATTTCCTAGAACAGAGTCTCATGCATTTAGAGATGAAAGCAAGCAATCATTATTTAATTTGCAAAAAATTTATCAGCAGATAGATTACAACGATTCTTTGATAAAAGATAGGTTTGTTACAAGAGGTTCTTTTAGTTGGAAAAATGGCGTTCAAGATACAGAGGTTATTTTTTCACCAAATGATAGAGGTAGGTTTTATGTTTCTTGGACTCCAAATAAACAATTACAAAACAAATATTATTATAAAAACGGAGTTAAATATCCAAGCAATGACCATATGGGTGCGTTTGGTTGTGATAGCTATGATATATCAGGCACAGTAGGAGGAGGAGGCTCTAATGGAGCGCTGCATGGAATGACTAAGTTTCATATGGATGAAGGCCCAACTAGTGAGTTTTTTTTAGAATACATTGCTAGACCTCAAACTGCAGAAATATTTTTTGAAGATGTTCTTATGGCTTGCGTGTTTTATGGAATGCCAATTTTAATAGAAAATAATAAACCTCGTTTATTAAATCATTTTAAAAATAGAGGATACAGAGGTTTTAGTATGAACAGGCCTGATAAAATTTATACTAAATTATCAAAAACAGAAAAAGAATTAGGAGGAATACCAAACAGTTCAGAAGACATAAAACAAGCACACGCAGCAGCTATAGAGTCGTATATAGAAAAGCATGTGGGTTTTGATATGTCAGGTACATTTAGAGAGTCAGATTTAATAGGTTCTATGTATTTTATTAGAACTTTAGAAGACTGGGCAAGGTTTAACATTAACAACAGAACTAAGTTTGATGCGTCAATAAGTTCTGGCTTAGCTATTATGGCAACGCAAAAGAACCTTTATCAGCCCATTAAAAAGAAATCAAAAATAAAACTTAACTTTGCAAGATACGACAATAAGGGAAGTTATAGCCAAATTATACAATAAATGGAGGATGTAAAAATCACGTTAAATCCCACAGGTTTTCCTAGTCAATTTGTTTCAGACAAAGAAAAGGATTCCTTTGAGTTTGGATTACAAATAGGACAAGCTATTCAATATGAATGGTTCAGAAAAGATGGTGGACAAAGTAGATTCTACAATCAATGGGCAGACTTCCATAGATTGAGACTATATGCTCGTGGTGAGCAGTCAATACAAAAATACAAAAACGAACTTGCTATAGATGGCGATTTAAGTTATCTTAATCTTGACTGGACTCCTGTACCTATTATTCCAAAATTTGTAGACATTGTTGTAAATGGAATGGCTGATAGAGTATTCAAAATAAAAGCTTATGCTCAAGACGGAATGTCTTTAGATAAAAGAAGTGAATACCAAGTAAATTTAGAAAAAGATATGCTAGCAAAACCTGTTATGAAACAGGTACAGCAGCAGCTAGGAATAAACACGTTTGCTACGTCAGAAGAGGATATTCCTAATACTTCAGAAGAATTAGCATTACATATGCAGTTGAAGTATAAACCTTCAATTGAAATAGCAGAAGAGGAAGCAATAAATACATTACTTTCTGAAAATAGATATTACGAAATACAAAAACAGTTGTACTACGATCAAACTGTATTAGGTGTTTCAATGTGTAAAAATACATTTAAACCAGGTGCAGGAATAACAGTTGAATATGTAGACCCTGCGAATGTAGTTTATAGTTATACAGAAGATCCTCATTTTCAAGATTGTTTCTATTGGGGTGAAATTAAAACATTGCCAATAACTGAATTAAAAAAGATAGATACTAGTTTGACAAGACAGGATATGGATGAAATATCTAAGTATAGTCAAAGTTGGTATGATTACAATAATACAGCTCAGTATTATAATAATAGTTTGTTTAGTAAGGATAGTGCTACTGTTTTGTTTTTTAATTATAAAACAACTCACACATTCACTTACAAGAAAAAAGTAAATTCAGTAGGAGCAGAAAAAGTAATAGAAAAAGAAGACACATTTGATCCTACTCAAGAAATGCAAGAGGAAGGAAACTTTAAAAAAGTTTCTAAAACTATAGATGTTTGGTATGAAGGTGTAATGGTGATGGGTACAAATATTTTGCTTAAATGGGAAATGGCTGAAAACATGGCTAGACCACAGTCAGCATCTCAAGAAGTGTATCCTGAATACATAGCATGCGCACCTAGAATGTATAAAGGTGTTTTTGAATCTTTAACAAGACGTATGATTACATTTGCTGATTTAATTCAAATAACACATTTAAAATTACAACAAGTAATATCTAGAGTAGTACCTGATGGTGTTTTTATAGATGCTGATGGATTAAATGAAGTAGACCTAGGAACAGGCCAAGCATATAATCCTGAAGATGCATTACGAATGTTTTTTCAAACAGGTTCTGTTATTGGTAGAAGCTATACTCAAGATGGAGATTACAATCAAGCAAAAGTACCAATTCAACAATTAAATAGTAATTCAGGACAAGGTAAAATACAAAGCTTAGTTGGTTCATATAATCATTATATGCAAATGCTAAGAGATGTAACAGGATTAAACGAGGCAAGAGATGGCTCAACTCCTGATTCATATTCTTTAGTGGGATTACAAAAACTGGCTGCATTAAGTAGTAATACAGCCACAAGACATATTTTAGACGCAGGTCTTCAAATGAGTCAAAGACTTTGTACAGCATTATCTAGTAGAATTGCTGATGTAATAGAGTATTCAGAATTTAGAGAAGAATTTGTTAATCAAATTGGAAAATTTAACGTTGGAATACTTGAAGAAATAAGTAAATTATATTTAAGTGACTTTGGAATATTTATAGAAATTGAGCCTGACGAAGAAGAAAGAAAAATGCTTGAACAAAACATTCAAATGGCATTGCAGAGAGATTCTATAAACTTAGAAGACGCTATTGATATACGTGAAATAAGAAACTTAAAGTTAGCTAATCAAATACTTAAATTAAAAAGAGTAGCTAAGCAAGATAGACTTCAAAAAGAAAAAGCTGCTGCTGCTCAACAGCAAGCTCAAATAAATCAGCAGTCACAGCAAATGGCAGCACAAGCTAAGATGCAGCAATTCCAAATGGAGAATCAAGCAGCTATACAGCTAGAACAAGCTAAAGCTGAATTTTCAGTTAAAAAGATGCAAGGTGAAGCCTCGATAAAAGCTGAGCTTATGAATCTTGAGTTTTCACTTCAAATGAAATTAAAAGGGGTGGATATCGATTTGAAAAAAATGGAGCAAGAAGGTTTGAAAAAAAGAGAAGATGAAAGAGAGAATGCTAAGTCTGCTAGAATATCTCAAGCGAATACAGAACAATCAAAACTTATAGAACAAAGAAAAAACAATTTACCATCAGTTAGTTTTGAATCCAATGAAGATAGTTTAGATGGGTTTGACCTTGCTGAATTTGAGCCAAGATAAGCTTGAAAATCAATTATAATTATATAGTAACTTTGTAAAAATTAAATCAAATGGAAATTAAAGTAAAATCACTAGATTCTGTGCCAGAAAAATCTACACAGGAAGTAGAAGAAACTCTACTAAAAAAACACGAGCAAGAAGTAAACTCAGAAGTTGACAGTTCAACAGAACAAGTAAACTCAGAAGTTGACAATAATAAGGTTAGTGCAGAAAATGCACAAACCACAGAAACTCAATCCTCAGAGTTAAGTGAGGATGACGTTCTTTCATATATTAAGAATAGATATAATAAAGATATACCTTCTGTAGATGATTTGTTTTCACAAAGAGAACAATCAGATAATTTACCTGAAGAAGTATCTAAATATTTAGATTATAAAAAGAATACAGGTCGTGGATTCGAAGATTTCGTAAAAGTAAATAAACAATACGATGACTTAGATGACGATCAAGTATTAGCAGAGTACTATTCTTTAACAGAATCAGACCTAGACAAAGAAGATATTCATTATTTAATGGAAGAAAAATTTTCTTATGACGAAGATATTGATGATGAAAAAGATATAAAGAAAAAGAACATTGCTGAAAAAAGAGAACTTTCAAAAGCTAAGACATATCTTAATGAGTTAAAAGAAAAATACAGAATTCCTCTTGAGTCAAGTGGGAATTCTATTTCAGAAGAACAAGTTAAGGAAATCGAAGCTTATAAGAGTTATATTAAAAATTCTCAATCAGCTAAAGAAGTCAATGATAAGAAGAATGAGTTTTTTGTTAAACGAACTAATGAAGTTTTTAATCCTGAATTCAAAGGTTTTGAGTTCGAAGTAGGAGACAAAAAAGTAAAATATTCTTATGGTGACGTTAATGAGATGAAGTCTAAGCAAAGTGATTTAAACAATCTAGTCAGTAAATATGTTGGCGATGATGGTTTAATAAATGATGCTAAAGGATGGCATAGAGCGCTAAGTGCTGCTATGGATCCTCAGCGATTTGCTAATTATTTTTATGAGCAAGGAAAAGCAGATGCGATTGGTGACGTTACTAAAAAAAGTAAAAACGTCAATATGTCAATTAGGCAAACTCCTCAATCAATTGGAGATACAGGTTTTAAAGCTAGACAAGTTTCAGACGCAAGCGGCAGAGGGTTGAAAATTAGAAGTAAAAAAAAATAAGTTAAAAATTTAAAAATTATTATTATGGCAGTAGATGCAGTACCTGGGTTTGACTTACAACCAAGTTCAGAACAGGTTTTATTACAGACAAACTACATTACTAACTTTGATTTCTTAAACCAATATCTTCCAGATACTTACGAGAAAGAATTCGAACGTTACGGTAATCGTACAGTAGCATCATTCTTAAGAATGGTAGGCGCTGAAATGCCTTCTAACTCTGACCTTATCAAATGGGCTGAGCAAGGAAGACTACACACTAAATATGCTGATGTTGTATCAGCAGGAGCAGCAGGAGCGGCTACGGCAACTCTAACTATTAACGATGTATTAGTACCTGGTTCAGGTTCTATTGCAATTCGTGTTGGTCAAACAATTATGTTGTCTGACAGTTCAGTTGCTTCAACTAATAGTAACAAAGCAATTGTAACGGCAGTAGATACTGGAAACGGAACAATTGACGTAGCTTACTATGAGTTAGCAGGTCAATCAATGGCAGCAGCAGTAAAATGTTCTTTATTTATCTATGGTTCTGAGTTTCAAAAAGGAGCTATTGGAATGCAAGGACAGTTAGAAGCTGATGACAGTATTTTCCAAAATTCACCAATCATCATCAAAGATCACTACGCAGTAAGTGGTTCTGACATGGCTCAGATTGGATGGATTGAAGTAACAACTGAAAATGGTGCTACAGGATACTTATGGTATTTGAAATCAGAGCATGAAACTAGACTTCGTTTTGAAGACTATTTAGAAACAGCGATGGTTGAAGCAGTACCAGCAGAAGCAGGTTCAGGTGCAGCAGCAATTGTAGAAGGTGTAGCTTCAGGTGTAGGTAACAAAGGTTCAGAAGGACTTTTCTATGTTATTGAAGAGCGTGGAAATGTATGGAGTGGTGGTAACCCAACAACTCTTGCAGATTTCGATGCAATTATTCAAAGACTTGATAAGCAAGGTTCTATTGAAGAAAACGTAATTTTCTTAAACAGAGAGTTTGGATTTGACATTGATGATATGTTAGCGTCTCAAAACTCATATGGTAACCCAGGTGGTACATCATATGGTCTTTTTGACAATGACGAAGAAATGGCTCTAAACTTAGGATTCTCAGGATTCCGTAGAGGATATGATTTCTACAAAACAGACTGGAAATATCTTAACGATCCAACAATGCGTGGTGATATCGTTGGTGGAGCTATCAATGGGGTATTAGTACCTGCAGGTTCTACAACTGTATACGACCAAGTATTAGGAAAGAATGCTAAGCGTCCTTTCTTACACGTTCGTTACAGAGCTTCAGAAACTGAAGACAGACGTTACAAAACTTGGATTACAGGTTCAGCAGGTGGAGCAGCTACTTCTAGCTTAGATGCTATGGAAGTAAACTTCTTATCTGAAAGAGCTTTATGTACTTTAGGTGCTAACAACTTCTTTATCTTTAAATAA